CTCTGGTTTATCCTTTTCCCAATGAACGTTTGACCAGTCAAGCGTCTGCTTGTGACCGCAATCCGGGCAAGGCACATAGTAATATCGCTGATCACTCTGCTCAAAAGCGGCCTCAATCCTGGATGCGCCTTTGTTTGTCGGGGTGCTAACCATCACGATCTTGCGATTATGGGTAAAGGTTTTGGTTCTAGCGACACCAAGATTAACAGGATCACCCTCTGATCCGGCGCTGGCTGGGTAACGATCAACCTCATCAAACAGAACACAGCGCACCGGGCGCGATGCTAAGCCAGCCGCGCTATTAGCGCCAACGATTGCTAGATAGCCGCCGGGGAACGATTTTTGATAAAGCGTGTTTCCGCTATCTCTTGACCTAGCATCTTTGACCTTGTTTTTTAGCGCAGGCGTGTCTCGCAGCATAGGCGCGAGGCGATCATTAGACCACATCTTTGCCATTTCGAGAGTGGGCTGGACAATGAGCATAGGAGACGGTGATTGATCTATAAAATATCCGACCGCGTTATTGATGATCTCAGTCTTGCCAACTTGCGCGCCGGTCATGAAAACCACTCGCTCAATAGTTGGATCAGATATCGCCTGCATCATCCCGCGCTGATATGGGGCGCGATCAGTAGACCAAATACCCGGCTCAGCAGATGCCTCCGGGGAAAGTCGGCGATAAAGATCAGCCCATTCGTCAATCGACAGGTTTGGCGGCGGGCGCATCGCTACCAGGATTTCCTGGCTGATCCTCGCCGCTGTCGGATGACCTGATAGGGTTATTAACTTTGACTTTGACATCAGATATCTCTTGCAGTGCATCGTAAATATGATCTTTTAAAAGGCTCTTGACCTCAACCAGTTTCTCAGCGGCATAAACTTCCGGCGCTACGCGCTGCGGAAAGGCTAACAGCTTTTGACGCATATTCTGAGCAACTTCCATCCAGGCCGACTCAACATCGGTTGCCGGGATAAGTTGCTCCTCGATCTGCGCCTTTTCCATCTCAGCCAGGTCGGCCTTGACCTTGGTTAGCCTGGTGCGGTGCGCGTTATAGTCATCGCCGCTAACGTCTGCACGCAGGCCGCGCTCCCGGAGGTATTTAATATAACCGCGAACAACCGGCACAAGCTCATATCTGCCACGTTCTTTGCGCGGTATTACGCCCTCATTTACTAATTGTGTCACCCGCTGAGGCGTTAAATCAAGCAATTTTGATATGGTATCAAGCGGGAAAGTCTGGTCAGACATCGCTCATCTCCGCAAAAGCCTTGCCAGATTCAACGTGGATAGCCTGCTTTCCGGTGTAATCCTGCCAACGTTTTACCATTACATCGACATATTTGGGGTCAAGATCAACTAATCTACAATGACGACTCGTCTTTTCGCAGGCTATTAGCGTTGATCCAGAGCCACCAAAAACGTCTAAAACAAGATCGCCGGGCTTGCTGCTGTTAGAAATAGCCCTCTCAACAAGCTCAACAGGCTTTTGTGTCGGATGAACATATTCGCCAGTCGCGCCCCGGCTCATATACCAGACATCGCTTTGGCTCCTGTCACCGTACCACGCGCCGCCCTTAACATAAAAAATAAACTCATGCTGCGGTCTGTAATTAGCGTTGCCGAGGCCGATGCTTTTCTTATCCCAGACGATGCAGTTAGCCACAGACGCGCCGCCAAGCTCAATCGCTTCCTCAAACTCTGAATAAGTGCGCCAGGTGAAGCATATATAATAGGCTGCGCCTTGCTTGGATGACGCGATACAAGTACCGATAGCATCACGCACTAGGTTTATCAGGCTCTCGCCTTCTAGATCATCACCCTTAATCATGCCGTGGGCCTTAATTGATCGACCGCCGGGCAGAGATGAGTGATCACCCCTGGCCCGACCGCCGCCATAGCTCATACCATAGGGTGGATCGGTAAAGACCATATCGGCCTTTTGCCCTTCCATCAGTTTATCAACCGCATCGATGCTGGTGCTGTCGCCGCACATAACGCGGTGTGAGCCTAACTGCCAGATGTCGCCCAGCCTGCTAATCGGCTCATCCGGCGGCGGCGGCGCTTCGTCCTCATCGACAAGGCCTTCATTTACAGCCTCAACAAGTAGCTTATTAAGCTCATCATCATCAAAGCCGGTTAGCGATAGGTCAAAATCTAGGTCTTTCAGATCACCTAATTCTAGGGCAAGCATCTCATCATCCCAACCAGCGTTGAGCGCTAACTTGTTGTCCGCAATAACGTATGCTTTTTTCTGGGCCTCGGTTAAATAGTCAAGCCGCAGGCAGGGAACCTCTTTCATATTGAGGCGCTGCGCTGCGATCGTTCTTCCGTGGCCTGCTATTATGACGCCTTCGCCATCAATCAAAACCGGGTTGGTAAACCCGAACTCTTTGATTGAACCGCATATTTGGGCAACCTGTTCATCGGAATGCGTGCGCGAATTGCGCGCATATGGGATGAGTTTTTTGACTTCAACGTACTCGATTTGCTGTTTCATTTTTGCCACCTTTTAAATTAAAACGTGTGACAAAAATGTCACACTAGCCAAGCCTCGCGATCCGCAATGACCCATAAATGTACTATGCTGCTAGTACCTTTGCCGGGCTACCCCTTTGATTTTGTTTTCTTTTTTGCTGATCTGAGACCTTGTTCCAAACGTTTTCTGAATCTAACCTCGATACCATCCTGTTGCGAAAATACCACACCATTGAGCGTCTCAGCGAATGGGAATAGAGGACGATACTGCGCTCGGTCTATATACCTAGCCACCATACGAATGCGCTGGCCACCTCTTTTAGTCTGCCTGCCGTACCTCTCCCAGATTCCTTCATATTGATCACCGATCTTCCCTTTAGGCACGCCCTTAAAGAACTTGCCTTTATCGTTGATCATCCTGGCATATGTTGCCTGAGTGATGTTTCCATACTTGTTTAGCTTAGTATGCTGGGTGGATATCAATAGAGCGCGGCGCTCAGGGAAGCGTGTGCCGCCCTTAATTTGAAAACGCATATACTCTGCCTGAGCTTTATCTACAAAGACCTCAGCAGTAAGGTTTTGCCTGTTTGCTTTATTTACCTTGAATCCTCTTTTGGTAAATGGCGTTGCACCACGATCAAAAACCTTATCAGCTTTCTCTGCCAGCACCTTACCACCACGCCCTGGCCCGGCCTTAAACGCCACGTCATTTAACGCACCAACAGTTGCAAAAGGGATTTGACGCTTTTGCGTTTCATCAAGAAACCTTGTAACGCTTCTAATATTACTGCTTACATTGATTCTCATTATTGCACCGTTGGCTCTTCTAGTTCCAGGATAACAACTGTGCCAGAGGTATCCCTAGCATCAAAGATAATCTCATCACATGAGTCGCAGTTAATCGTTCCGCTGTACTCATAGACCACACCATAAGTATTGCCATCACAGTGATGACAGGTGACCTCATTCTGGAAGAACGCTAACGCTTTCATGACTCAACCATACTACACATCGTCCGGTCTTGTCACCTCACCGCCACAAGCTGCATAGCCTGCCAGGTCAACCCATCCATCCTCAGACTGCGGATCATAGGTCAATCTGGATATCTTTAGTCCAGCCATACATAATCCGACCTGAGCAGGCGTTACGTCTATTCCCAGGATGGCAGACCATATCGTAGCCGTTTTACCAAAGTTATCCGCAATGCTGCCATACTGCTCGCCTCGGTCGGCCACCTTGACCTTGGCATCATCTAAAAAGTCAAATCTGTCTCTAAGAGGAGACTCCGTCTGTTTTATAGTCATTAACCCTCAACCCACACACGTTACATTTATATTTTGTTTTCATTTCATCGGATGAGACCCGATCCATCTTTGAGTAGCACTTAGGGCAAGCCCCAACAGATAACTGCTTTTGCATTGTGCCATCGCCTTTCTGTATCATGCCCCCCTCCTCAAAACGGTATCGAATCATCAAGCTTAGTCTCAATTGGCGTTTTTATCTTTTCAATAATCGCCCCAGGCCACAAATCTTTTGTCGCATTAATAGCGGCTGCATCATCTAAATACTTTTGCAGGATCTTTGCAACCTCTGATGCGCTAAACACAACCATCTCTCGGTTTTCGCGTTTGACCTTGCTCACCTCATAATCCGTCCTGGTAACTGCCAGCACCCTGCCATCAGGCATAGCCGCCTCAATATACCCACCATCAAGCGGCTGCACGCCAGCCTCAATGGCTGCTCTCTCTACCGCGTCCACACCGCGCAGCGTCACCTCCACCTGATGCTCGACATCGTGCTGATCCTCGATAGCCTTATTGAGCCGATCCATCTGAGCCTCAAAGCGATCCCTCAAGCTACCATCTATAAGCCATATCAATCGGTCGACACCCCATTTAGCCTCAAGCTGGCTAACCCGGTCATCATACCTATGGATCGCCTCCTGCATCCGGCGCATAGCACCTTGACTCGGCGCATAGTAAATCTTGTTCGGTTTGGGCTTCTTTTTAGCCACCATAATTATCTCCCTTGCTGAGTGTCCGTCCACTTGTCCGTCCGTCCTGTCCGCCCTATAGGACGGCGGACGGACGGACAAACGTCCAGGTGACCGGACAAACGTCCGAGGACACCGGACAAAACTGCATTAACTAATTGATAATCCATACTTTCCCATTGTCCGATGCCACGATACGTTTGCGGACAAGAGCATGTCTAGCGTCCGAAGCCCTCCGCCGGTCTAAATCAGGGCATTTGAGCCTATGAGCGTCCGCCCAGGACTTATTTGTTACCCTATTTACACCCTGATCTATGAGCAGATTTTGCAGCGCCTCAAGCGCCAATTGCTCATTTTCGTCCGTCTTTTTACGCGGTTTTGGAGCCGCCTCATCAGCCTTTTTAAGCACGATTGAAGCGCCATCCATTAAAGCAACCTCCACCATCTCGAAAACATGCTCATCCGCAGGCTCTGCATCTTTCTGCTTTTCGCACTTCATAGTAACGAACCCATCATCCTTAGTAACGACCAGCGAGGTATCTACAGCCCCTAGCAGCGCCGAGCTACCTCGCATCCCTCTCGATGAATCTTTACCCGAATGGTGGACGCCAACCAGGGCGCATCGGCAATGCGTTTTAACGCTATCCGCTGCCGCTACCCATAGGCCAAGCTCGGTTGCTGAGTTCTCATCCGCCCCGACTAATGACCTGGCGACCGTATCAACAAACACGCATGACCAGCCATCCCCGGCCTTATCAATGGAGCGCATTAGCTTTTCCACCTCATTTCCCTCCCGGAAGTTTACCGCGATAGGCAGGATATATAGATTACCCTTATCCTTTACCTTATTGTGCATTTCCCAGGCTTTCAGACGTTTGCCCAGGCCGCCAACACCCTCTCCGGCTATATAAAGCACCTTCCCGGCTTTTACCGGCATTCCTTGCCACGCCACGCCATTGGCGATAGAGAGCGCCATATCCAGGGCGATAAAGCTCTTGCCCGCCCCAGGCGCGCCATACAGCACAGTCAAGCCGTGAGCCGTAATTATCCCGGCATCACCCTCGCCGATAGCCCAATTGATCGGCGGCATATTGCGTAAATACTCAGCCCCGACAAACTCAAACAGATCGCTGTCGGCCTCAGGTGCGGCCTCTACGGCCTTTAACTCCGGTGCGCTTTCTATTACCGGCGTATCCTTAACCGCCGCCAAAAGCGCCTCAAGGCCGTTTCCAGCCTCTAACCAGTCAACCACATCCCCTTTGAGGGGCAAGCCTGGCAACTCTAAGCGCTTAATCATATCAGCTACGCCAAATAGCTCAGAGACGACAAGATCGGCATGAGCCGATCCAGCCTCATCATTATCCGGCAGGATAACTATCCTGCGCCCTTTAAAATGCCTGTTTAGCTCTGATTTCCAGTTCTTAGCACCGCCGTGGTTAGAAGTAGCTAAAAGGCCCACTTTAGCTAATTTATCAGCAGCCTTTTCGCCCTCCACGATAAATATGGGCATGTTTGGTTTAGCAATAATATCTGGCAAACGGTAAGGCAACGCCTCAACCCCTTGCATATTATACACCCAGTCGCCCTTTTCATCTGGTCTACGCTGGCGAAAGGTCTTCGGCTCAAAGCGCTGAACCTGATATTTGACCTCACCGTTTTCATCCACATAATCATAGCAGGCGCTCATAAACCGCGCTGGCTTAATGCTTTCCTGCATGCGTTTTTGAATAC